GTGGTCGATGGTAAAATTTTAGAAGAGTATAGACAGAATCATGTGATGGAACCGATTGAAAAAAGAGGTGTCGATAGTAATGTTTGGATATGGGAACCACCAAATTATACAAAAGATTATGTGGTTTGTGCAGATGTTAGTCGTGGTGATAGTACAGATTATTCTGCCTTTCACATACTTGATATAAAAACATTAGAACAGGTAGCTGAATATAAGGGTAGGATGTCTACACGTGATTATGGAAATTTATTAGTAAATATAGCGACAGAATATAATAACGCTTTGTTAGTAATTGAGAATAACAATATCGGTTGGGCGACGATACAACAGACGATTGATAGGGGATATGAAAATCTATTTTATATGAGTAAAGATTTACAAGTTGTTGACGTACATAGACAAGTCAACAATAAAATTAATAGAACTGAAAAGGGTTTAATACCAGGCTTTACTTTGACCGCCAAAACAAGACCCTTAGTAATAGCAAAATTAGAAGAATTTTTTAGAGAAAAATCTGTAACAGTCCATTCACAGAGACTAATTGACGAATTGTTTGTATTTATATATAACGGTAGTAGGGCGGAAGCAATGAGAGGATACAATGATGACCTTGTAATGTCTTTCTCTATGGGATTATGGATTCGTGAAACTGCATTGAGATTAAGAGCAGAAGGAATTGAATTACAGAAAACAGCAATTAATAACATAAACTCACATAAAGGAGTTTATACAACAAAAACCAATGAAAATAATTCTTGGACTATGAGTGTCGATAAACAAGAAGAAGATTTGACTTGGTTGATATAAAAGTGAGGTAATAATGGCAGATACAGGTTTATTTGCAAGACTTAGAAGACTATTTTCTACTAGTGTAATAGTAAGAAACGTGGGTGGTAAACAACTAAAAGTTGCAGATACAAGTCGTAGACAATCTTATAATAGAAGTAACTTGGTAGATAGGTATCAAAAAATTTATGCCGGTGCAGGAATGAGTGGTTATAGTGATGCACTCATGTCTAAATCAATCAGACTCAATCTTTTCCAAGACTATGAGGCGATGGATAGTGATGCTATTATTTCATCAGCACTCGACATATATTCAGACGAGTCGACTATGAAATCTGAATATGGTGAAGTTTTACAAATCAATTCTGATAACGACCAAATAAAACAAATATTACATAATCTCTTTTATGATGTATTGAATATAGAATTTAATTTGTGGCCATGGATAAGAAATATGTGTAAGTATGGTGATTTCTTTTTACAATTAAAGATTGATGAAAAGTATGGTATTACAAATGTTATACCATTATCGGCTTACGATGTAACAAGATTAGAGGGTCTCGACCCGGAAAATCCCGAATATGTAAAGTTTATTATTGAAGCGTCAACTAATCAACATAGATTCAAGCCAGAAAAATCAACTATGAAAGAAGAGTTAGAGAATTACGAGGTAGCTCATTTCAGATTACTCTCCGACTCTAATTACCTACCTTATGGTAAATCACAGGTTGAAGGTGCTCGTAAAATCTATAAACAATTAACCCTAATGGAAGATGCGATGTTGATACATCGAATCATGAGGGCGCCAGAAAAAAGAGTATTCAAATTAGATATTGGTAATATTCCTCCAGCTGAGGTTGATAACTATATGCAACAGGTCATAAATAAAATGAAAAAAGCACCTGTTATTGATGAAAAAACTGGTGATTATAATCTAAGATATAATATGCAAAATATTACGGAAGATTTTTTCTTACCAGTTAGGGGTGGTGATAGTGGAACAAGTATTGAGTCAATGCCTGGTTTAACCTATGAAGCGACAGAGGATATAGAATATCTCAAAAATAAATTATTATCATCTTTACGTATACCGAAAGCATTTCTAGGCTTCGAAGAAAATGTAGGTTCAAAGGCCACATTAGCGGCGGAGGATGTTAGATTTGCCAGAACCATTGAAAGAATACAAAGAATATCGGTGAGTGAATTGACTAAAATTGCAATTGTTCATTTATATGCTCAAGGATATACAGATGCAGACCTAATTAATTTTGAATTATCTTTAACAAACCCATCAACAATTTATGAACAAGAAAAAATAGAATTGTTTGACAGTAAAACAAGATTAGCATCTAGTATGATTAGTGATGGACTAATATCATCTGATTGGGTTTATAGAAACATTTTTAATTTCACCGAAGATGAAATAGCAGAACAAGATAAAGGCATCATTTATGATTTCAAACAAAAGTTTAGACGTTCTCAGATTGAAAGTGAGGGTAATGACCCTGCAAAAAGTGGTGAAACCCAAGGCACACCATCAGATATGGCTATGGGAAGAACAGGACATGAGTTAGATGACAAGGGTGGAGCACCTGAAGGTGGCTTTGAAGGAGCAGGTAGACCAAAAGAAATACCTAAATATGGAAAAGATGGTAGTGCAAGAGGTCGTGACCCGTTAGGTAATGTAGATAGAAAGAATTCAACGAAGTCGGATAGGACATTAGCCTTATCACACTTTGATAAATTAAAGAAATCCATGAAATTTGGAAATGAAACTAAAATTTTAAACGAATCAAGTGAATTAGAGGATGAATATAAGAGTGAAGTTGAATCATTGATAGATGAATAAAATTACTTTACTTTATATTTATTAGTAACCATATATATACAAAATTGGAGCTTTACGCTATGGCAAAAAAATTAAAGCATTCTAAAATAAAGAATACTGGTATTCTTTTTGAATTATTAACGAGACAGATTACCGCAGATGTTTTGAATGGCAAGGATTCTAAATCTGTTGAACTTGTAAAAAAATTCTTTAACGAGAATGCACCTTTAGGTAAGGAATTACAACTTTATAGATTATTGTCAGAAAAACATTACGAATCGGAAAATAAAGCTAATGAATTGTTAGAAGTTGTCTTACAATCAAGAAAAAAATTAACAAACGCAGAATTGAGAAATGAAAAGTACAACCTTATAAAACAAATTAAGGAAACGTATAAATCCCAAGATTTTTTTAATGGTAGAATACCAAATTATAAACTTCTAGCCTCAATATATAATGTGTTCCACAATGAGACATCGGATAATACATTCAATCCTGAACAAGTTCTAAATTCAAAATTTACAGTCCTTGAACATATAACTAAAAAAACTTTAAGTAAAAATACAACAAAAGATAATGTTATTAAAGAATATAGTCAGAAAGATAAAGACTTAAGATTATTGACATATAAGATTTTGGTTGATAAGTTTAATAAGAAGTATAAAAAATTAGATGAATCACAAAAACATTTATTAAAAAACTTCATAAATAACGTGAGTAACACCAATAAAATGAGAGAATTTGTCGATGGTGAAGTTCAGATTGTAAGGTCAGAACTAAAGAAACATTTACCACAAGTAGGAGATAAGGTAACTAAGATTAAGTTATACGAAGCTATAAAACAAATAGCCAATCTAACTAAAGGTAGGGTTATCGAGGAGAAACAGGTGTTAACTTTAATGAGATATTATGAGTTGGTCAAGGAGATTAAAGATGTCCATAAAGGATAAAATTAAAGAGATTGTCCGCCAATTAATCAGAAAAGAAATGGAAGAAGCATCCGTCACCGGCAATCTCGATGGTGGTGCAGGCCCCCCAAGAATGCCTTATATTTTCCAAACCAAACCAAAATCTAAAAAAGATAAGGAAAAAGAAAAAAAGATTGCACAAGCTGGTGGATACATGAAAGTAGATGAAGCTAGATTTGCAGTCAAATTTAAACTAAAACCAGGTGGTGTAGACGAGATGGCGACTATAATAGTTGATGCAACTTCAAAAGGTGAAGCAAAAATGAGAGTTGCAAAATCATTAAAGGCTGGACAAAAAGATATAGTTGATGTTACAAGAGTTCAGTCAAGTGCTGCTAAACAGATTGATAAAAGATTAGAAAGTGTTAATGAAACTCCACAGATGGCTAAACAAGGACAAGTAGGTCTTTTGGTAAAATTAGCTAACAAACAATTACAAAATGTATTTTCACTTCATAAAAGGGGTAAAAATAAAGAAGCTAAAGTGGTTCTTAATAACAAAGTTTATTCAACTATGGAATATATATCTCGAGCATTTAAAACTCTTGGTGAATCAAAAATAAATGAAGGTCAATATCACAACTACCGTAATGATGATTCGATGACACCAAGACAAAAAATAGGTTGGTCAATGAGAGAAGTTCGTGATAAGTTGAATGAACTTGATAAACTTGTAAAGATAAATGTAAGACTTAAGAATGAACTTAACGTGGATTCCAAAACATATTGGAAGAGAACCCATGTGGCTATGAAAAAAATAAGTGAAAGATTAGTGAAATTAGCCAATAAAGTTGGACAACTATACTAAAGGAGTTAGGTGTGAATAAGCAACTAATAGTAGATTATCTACCATTTAAAATAGAACCAGACCAAATTAACGAATCCATAAAAGAAAACAATGGTAAATTAGTGGTTAGAGGTGTTTTACAAAGAGCTGAATCAAAAAATCAGAATGGTAGAGTATACCCAAAAGATATATTGATGAGAGAAGCTAAAAAATATACAGATGAGTTTATAAATGAACGTAGGGCTATGGGTGAGTTAGACCATCCTGAAAGTTCAGTTGTAAATTTACAAAATGTATCACATAACGTTAAAAAAATGCATTTTGAGGGTGACAACCTTATGGGTGAGGTTGAGGTTTTAGGAACACCAAGTGGTAACATATTAAAAGAATTATTTAAATCAGGTATCAAGCTGGGTATATCCTCAAGAGGTATGGGTTCAGTAGAAACTGTAAATGAAAATGGTGCGGAAGCACAAGAGGTACAGCCAGATTTTGAATTGATTGCATTCGATTTCGTATCAAACCCATCCACACATGGTGCTTTTATGTATCCTGTGAATGAGGGTGTAGAAAAGAAAGATGGTAGAACCTGTGGTGATTATTGTAAGGTTGAGTCAATCATAAACGATATAATGAGAGGTTAGATGTCCCAAGAATCAATTAAAATGTGGAATAGGTGGAAAGACTGGCGACTAAATGAAAAAGTTGAGAATGAGACAAGTGTCCCTTTTGAAGTCATCGGTAAAAATTCCATCATGATAGACGGTAAAAAACTATCGGCTAAACTTGTATTTAGTGGTAATGACTTAAAAGACATTGTTGAGGGTAAAAAGAAAAAAGGTAAAGTAGTCCTAGCTTCTTTAAACATAAAATGATTAAATTAAAAAAATTAGTACAAGAAGCTTTTGTATGGGATAGAAAGTTTGGAGAACCTTTACCAACCTTAAAAACAATTATGGATAAGGTGGAAGAGGGGCCAGATGAACAAAGACCAGCTGATAAAGAGGTACAAAGACTTATAAAAGCCGAGGCGAAACTACGAGAGAGGATGATAAAATTAGAACAAATCTTTCTAAGAGATGCACGACCTGAGAATGTGAAATTATCAAAAGATTTACAAAAAATTTATAAAGAAACTGTAACTAAATTTATGAGAGAGATGATTAAAATCAGAAAGAAACTAAAATGATTAAATTAAGAAATTTACTACAAGAAACAAAATATGCTTTTGATAGAAAATTTGGTGAACCTCTACCAACCCTAAGATTAGAACAAGATGAGCCAGAACATTTCGGTGGTGGTGAAAACATAAAGATTTTAGATTATCAGACAGAGCACTTTGATATTTGTCAGTCAGCTGTTATCCTTTACAAACGATTAGTAAAAGATGTTGATAACACCGATGCACAAGATTTAATTATTAGTTCAGCAAAACAACTCGACCATCTGTTTGAGATGGAA